CTCCTAAACAAGAAGAAGCTGTGATAATCCGAATGAATAAAAATATAGCAGGTTCTTGGGACTTTGAAATTTTAGCCAATCAATTTGAAACGGAAGATTTAATTGAATGGGGATTTAAGGAGGGTGAACTTGATATCAATACAATCCCAACAGAGGATTTTTCAGATAAGAATAAAGAAATAGATACTGATAATTTTGGCAATGATCTTGAGCATACTTGTCCGAAATGCGGTTTTGAATTTAATGAATAAATTTACTTATAAATGGAAATTAACCGATCTTGAAAAAGTTGAAAAAAATGGTTTAAAAGTTTTTTCATGCTTTGCCTGTGGTGGTGGCTCTACTATGGGTTATAAGATGAGTGGCTTTGATGTTATTGGATGCAACGAGATTGACCCAAAAATGGCAGCAAACTACAAGGCTAACCATAACCCAAAGTATTTATTTTTAGAATCAATTGAAACTTTTAAACTAAGACAAGACTTACCAGATGAGCTCTACAATTTAGATATTCTTGATGGCTCTCCACCCTGTTCTAGTTTTTCAATGGCAGGGTCAAGAGAGAAGGCATGGGGGAAGAAAAAGAAATTTAGAGAAGGTCAAGCAAAGCAGGTTTTAGATGACTTATTTTTTCATTATATTGATTTAGCAAAAAAACTACAGCCTAAGGTTGTTGTAGCTGAAAATGTTAAAGGCATGTTAATGGGAAATGCTAAAGGTTATGTTAAACAAATAATAAACTTGTTTAATGTAGCTGGGTATAATGTTCAATTATTTCTTTTAAATGGCGCAACAATGGGTTTGCCTCAAAAACGTGAACGGGTTTTTTTTATTTGTTCCAGAAAAGATTTAGAATTTCCTAAATTAAAATTAGGATTTAATGAAAAGCCAATACCATTTAAAGAATTTGACAACGGAAATGTGCAAGCAAAGTCTGTGACACCAGGACAAATTGAGTATTGGAAGATGGCAAAGCCAGGAGAGTCTTTTTCCAAGTATCATCCAAAAGGTCATTTATTTGGAGCATCTAAAGTTCATCCAAAAAAGCCATTAAATACAATAATTGGAATCGGAGGAACAAAGGCTTACCATCATATCTATCCAAGAGAGTTGACAACAAACGAGCTACAATGCGGCGGTAGCTATCCATTAGATTATAAATTTATAAATACTGACCCTAAATATTTAATAGGAATGTCTGTTCCGCCATTAATGATGCATAAAATAAGCCAACAAATTAAAAAGCAATGGTTTAGTAAAGAAAAGACAAGCTCTTAATTATAAACTTCAAAATAAGGCCATAAATGCCATTTTAAGGCCTCCAAAAAGAAAATCTATATAAAAGCATATCCAAAACAAATTCATAAGATATTGATATTATATACATAGCATTAAAATAAGGTCTATAAGTATTTGATATTACGCTTTGATAAATTGACAAAAGGTGTTTCTTTTTTGGGTTATTTGTTATATAATTATATAAACAAACAGAGGGATTTTGATGAAAGCAAGAACCAGAAAATTTAAATGTATTCAAAAAAAGACATCTTACAATCCAAAAGTGGAGTTAGAAATTAAGGCCTATGTGGGCGATGAGGAAGCTAGAATCAATAGCGGTCTACCAGCTATGATGATTTTTCTTGATGGCAAAGATGGAATCAATTCTATAGGACTAACAAGAGACCAAATGAATAAACTAAAAAAATTCTTAAATGAGGCAGAATAAATAGGAGGGCATTATGAACATTAAAAAAGCACAATCAATAGTGAGCAATTATGAGAATGGAGAAGTATTCGGCAATAAAGCGAAGGTGGTTAAGGTGCAAAAAATAACCAGTGATTCTTATGGTGCATATCTAAAAAATGTAGATCAAGTAGAAAAAGAGGGTTGGATAATTATTGACTGCATTGGTAAATGGGAAGTCTCAGAGGATATTGTTATGGATGTTGAAGAGTATGAAGAATATAAAGGTTTGTAGAATAAAATGGAGGGCATTATGAAAATTAAATTTTACAAGTCCGATTTTAGTGAAATTGGCATCTTTAAAGCTGGATCAAGAATTTATCTTGTTTTTGGGCTATTTGAAGTGTGCTTTATGAGTCGGTTAATAAGGGAGGCCTTTGCAAACGGAGAATTAATATATTCCAAGTATTATGGGTTTTCTAAGTATATTAAGGGGGCAAAATGAAAAAGAGAAACTTGAGAAGTTGAAAGGAAAAGAATGAACCTACTATTTGAAGTAAAATCTAAGGAGAAATAAATGGAAAAGAAAAACGTGTTAGCAAGAGTTCTAGAAGAAGTAGAAATGCAGGTGAGAAAATTAGATCCCGATAAAAAGATGAGCTTTTCTAAGGGGATAGAGTTCCTTTTAGATCATTATAAGAAGAGAAAACAAAAAAGTAATAAGTAGGAAACAATAAATTAGGAGGACATTATGAAACATGAAAAACCAACGGCAGGACAAATTTTAATAATTCTACTTGGTCTTATCTTAACCTTGATTCAATTGGCGGTTCCCTTCGTGATAATCGCTTTGGGTATTAAATTTCTATTTTAGGAGGACAAATGATAGATTGTCGGGGAGTTTTTGGGGGAGAAGCGTAGTGTTATCTATTTCAAACATTTAATTGACCGCTATTAAGTGTTATGACATACTTTGTAAAAAGGGATTAAAACCGAACACTATTATGCTGCCCAGTAAATATAAAAAAGAGTATTGTGAATTAAGAATAAAATTAGCTAAAAAAGGTATGTCTATCGCTGCTTTCTGTAGCGAGATAGGAATTGGCAGAACTACTTATTATGATTGGCTAAATGTTCATCCAGAACTAAGGGAAGCAGATGGTATAGCTTATGAAGAAGAGCTCCTTTATTTTGAGAAAAGAGCATCAGCATTATGTTCGGGGCAGAAAATAGAGGGTTTTGACCCAAAGTATTGTAATCCAAGAATGTTAGAATTTAAGCTTAGAACTAGATTTCATCGGGAATATTCAGAAAAAAAACATATCGAAGTATCAGGAACCCTTCACAACCAGTTATTAACAGCTTTAGAATCGGATGAGTGAGACCTGAAATAATTGCTAAATTAAAAGACCCAAGCTGGAGAATTTCCCACCTCTATAAAATCGTTACCAAAGATGGAAGATTAAAAACCTTTAAACCTAATTACATTCAAGATCATTTAAATAAGAATGATTCGCAAAAAAAGATCATATTAAAAGCAAGGCAGTTTGGTATTTCAACTAATGAGATATTAAAGTGCTTAGATTATTGTATCTGGAATAGAAACAGGACCGTAGTAATTCTTGCCCATGAGCATGATGCTATTAAAAAGCTCTTCAGGATAGTAAGAAGGGCGGTTGATAATATGCACCCTGATATTAGACCATTACTAGATAAAGGTGGTGGATCCAAATACGAAATATTCTTCCCAGAAATAAACTCAAGAATTTACTGTGACCTAGAATCTAGGGGAGACACTATTCATAAGCTTCATGTATCTGAAATGGCATTTATGAAAGACCCTGAGAGATTAAGGGCAACTCTCCAAGCAGTTCCTTTGGATGGAGAAGTAGGTATTGAAACTACACCTAATGGTATGAATCACTTCTACGATTACTATTTTGATAAATCCAATGATAACTATAAGAGGTTCTTCTTTCCTTGGTTTTTTCATGATGAGTACCAAATACCTACTAAAAAAATAAGTTATTCTCAGGATGAAAGAGCTTTAATCGCTATGGCAAAAAAACTCTTTGATAAGAAAATTACTAAAGAGCAAATTGCTTGGTTTAGGATGAAGAAATCCGAGATCAAAGAGATGGTCTATCAAGAATATCCTAGCGATGAACACTCTTGCTTTCTAAGCTCTGGTGACCCTGCAATAAATCTTCATGTAATAGATCAGCTAATGAAGAACGCAAAGAAACCTTTAAAAGAAGATAATGGTCTAAAGATTTATAAATATGCTCAGAAGGGCGGGTTCTATGTAATTGGAGCTGATACAGCGGAAGGGGTTGGGGGTGATTACTCAGTTGCCCACGTCTATAATGCTGTCAATAGGGAATTAGTTGCCACTTTTAGAGATCATATTAGACCTTATGACTTTGCTCATAAATTAAATGAAATAGGAAAGCTTTATACTAGGGGAATAGATGCCCCACCTCTATTAGCTGTAGAGAGGAATAATCATGGTCATGCGGTCTTATTAGAGCTTAAAGAAAATATTAATTATAAAAACTTATTCTTTGATACCGATGAAAGAGTGGGTTGGATAACCAATAAAGTATCTAGACCAATCATGATAAATGCCTTCATAGAAGCAATAGAAACAAATAAAATCATAGTAAATGACTTAGATTTATTGAAAGAGTGTATGACTTTGGTGAATAATAAAGGCAAAATAGAAGCAGTTGAGGGTAAACATGATGATACTATCATTGCATCAAGCATAGCCCTGCAAATGGTTATTGCGTCAAGCTCTATTAGCTTCTATAATGAAATTAGCTCAAAAATTTTAATCTAGTAAGGACTCCCAAAAATGCCTAAAAAGAACCCTAAATTATATTTAAGTGAGAGTGCAGATTCAGCAAAAATGAAAGGTCTTTATATTGGCGATATTGAAAATACGATTAGAGATTCTTCATGGCACGCTGACTCATTAAGAAAACCATATAATCCTGACCCTCTATATCAAAAAGCAGGTGATTATTCTATCTATGAGGAAATGCTTTTAGATGATCAGGTCTCAGTTTGCCTACAGATAAAAAAAGATATTGTTTTAAACAGTGGTTGGAAAGTTATTTCCAATGATGAGAAAAACTTAGATATAGCCGATGAAATAGAATCAATGCTTAGAGAAGATTTGGATTGTCCTATAGAAGATTATCTTGAAGAGATTCTTTCTGCTTATGAGTTTGGGTTTAGTCTTTCGGAAAAGATTTTTAGAAAGTTGCCCGATGGTAAAATAACTTTAAAGGCACTTAAAACAAGGCATCCCAATACATGGCTAATCCATACGGATAAGCATGGAAACATTGAGAGGTATCAACAATTCGGCCTTCAAGGTTCAGAAGATATAGCTCCTGAATCTTTAATTCACTATATCAATAACAGAAAGTTTCAAAACCCTTATGGAACATCTGATCTACTAACTGCATACACAGCATGGTTTGCTAAGAAACAAGTCGTTAAATACTTCTCTATTTTTATGGAAAAGTACGCTTCACCTTCACCAATTGCTAGATACCCTCTTAATGCTCCTAAAGATGCGGTAACTGATCTATTTAATGCAATTAAGAAATTCCAAACTAAAACAGCACTTACTATTCCTAAAGAAGTTGAGATTGATTTCTTAGAATCAAAAAATAATGGCGATGTTTACCAGAAAGCTTTAAATATCTTTAATATGTTCATTGGTAGATCACTAATGGTTCCTGACCTATTAGGTTATCAAGGAAGTGAAACAAGCGGCGGTTCTTACACTTTAGGGGTTGAGCAGTTTACGGTTCTTCATAAACATTTAATGAGAAGAAGGCAGACTATAGAGGCAGTTGTTAATGATCATATAATTAGACCTATTGCCACTTATAACTATGGCATGATGGATGATTACCCTAGATTCGTTCTTAATCCTATAAATGAAGATGATCAAACAGAGTTAGTTAAGCTGTGGCTCGATGCTGTTAAATCTAGAACATTTAAGCCAACCCAAGAAGATGTGGACCACTTTAAAGAGATTGTTAAATTTCCTAAGTCTGGTAATGAGCTATACGAAGAAGAAGAAAATAATGATATGCCAGAAAACCAAGAGGGTGCAGAGGAAGAAATGAAAGAAATGGAGAGTGAGGAGCCAGAAGAAGAGAATGATGCTCAAACATTTTCCAAGAAATATGATCTCCCTATAGATAATTATGCTAGGCTCCCTGAAGGATATGATCGTCTAACAAACTATACTAAAATTAAGAACGATATGGATAAAGGAGTTGAAACTATTATAGAGCAACTTAATCCAGTAGTTGAGACAATGATTAGGGATTTAAAGGACCAGATAGAAAAGAAAAAGATATTGGCAGGTAATATAGATAGAATATCTACTATTAAGCTAAAGGGTTTAAAAGATTTCAAACAAATATTAAAGGATAATTTAAGAGAAGGATTTAGACTTGGGAAGGTTGAAGCATTTAATGAGCTATTTAAAAGCCAGTTTGCTAAAGAGCCTTTACCAGGGGATTTATTTTTAAAGCTACTAGAGGAAGAAACCTTTGAATATGTAGGTGATATTCAGCAAAAGTTATTAAAGGATATTAGAGTAGAGGCAGTTTCAGCTATTAAGGATGGGCAGGAATTATCCGAGTTCTTTGATAAAATAGATAAAGATATTAAAAAATCTATAGATATATCAATTGAGCGATATGCTAGAACTAAATTTACAGAAGTTATGAATAAGGGAAGATATGAATTCTTTGTCGATAGCGGTGTCGTAAAAGGTTTTCAATACTCTGCTATCTTAGATGATAGAACTACAGATATTTGCATGGGACTCCATGGGAAGAAGTTTAAAGAAAAAGATGCCCCAATTCCTCCGATGCATTTTAATGCTCTATGTGAAGGCAGTTTAATTAAATTAGAAAACGGAGAAAAACCCATTGAGCAGATTGCCGTAGGTGATAAAGTAGTAACCCATACTGGATCAATATACCCTGTTTATGATGTAATGGATAAGTTTGAGGATAAAGAATATTATGAAATCGAATTTGAATCGGGAAAACTTATAAAAATAACAGGGGAGCATCCTGTTCTTACTGAACGTGGATGGATACGAGCAGATGAACTGTTAATCAATGATGATATTTTCGGTCTTGAGGATGTCTATGATAAGTAATTCATTAACAAAAACTTTATTAACTCTTATTGTTTTAATATTATGCGATTCAAGCAAGAATATATCTCTTTTAATAGCGTTGACCCTTTTTGCTTTATCCCATTTATATGTGGAATCAATTTCTAGACAAAGGCCCTTGACAGGGAAAAAGAAATCTAAAATATATGAACCTACTGGATGTTGGAATATGTATTCAACATCGAGAGAATTAAGGACTTCGATAACCGCTTCCTCTTGTGGCAATGGATTATTTTTAAACAACTTTGATAGTGTTTTACTCATTTTCTTTCGTGAGGCAATATTCCTTGAGGGGTTTTTATCAGTCATGCGCTTGCTATGCGCTCGAAATATATCGCTATTAAATTTATTTTTTCCATTGGCCCAATGCTCGAAGCCATTTTCATACTTGTTTTTTGATGCCTGTTTTCTATTCCTTAAAGGTATGTTTCTTTTTTTACATTCTTTTTGGAAAACATCCCTAGACACTTTACAATCATTACTTAATGATAAAAGCGAACGACCTTCATCCCAATGCAGCTTACTTATTACTTCATTAAAATGCATATTAAAGAAAATTTCAATCTTATTTACTGCTCTCATACCTGCCAACACTATAACTGAAGGTTTTATATGGAAAGAATTAAAAGCATAAAAAGAAAAAAAATAGCTAGCGAGAGGCTTTATAATATCGCAGTAGATGGGGATGAAAGTTATATTGCTGATGGCATTGTAGTTCATAATTGTAGATCAGTTTTAATTCCTATTACTATGTTTGAAGAATGGTCCCCTGACACCTCTGTAGGCGATAAACCTATAGAAGAATTTATTGATGAAAATAAAGGAAAAGGATTTCCAGTTAAATGAGCAGAAAATACGATAAAGCACCAGCGAGAAAGATAGGGGTTATCAATCAAGATAAGGCCGTATCTGGTACTGAGTTTGCTGATAAAATAGCTCTAGATATTAAAGAAGTAGATGATACTTTAAAGTTTTGGCTTAAGGCCATTTATTTAAAATTAGATTCTATAGATATGAACCTTAAAATAATAAATGACATAGAAATAGAGGATGAAATATGAGTTTTGTTTTAGAAGATGGGACTGGTTCTGGTTCCAAATTAAAAATAGGAACCGATAATAGGCTCCAAGCAAGGGTGGTTCGAGAAACGGAAATTGTTCACGCTACCGAATCAGGTAATAGTTACAACTGGAACACTGGCTTAATCTCCATCACAGGAGATGCCACTCTAATTTATTTAAAAAATAATTCAGATAATCAGCTTGTTATTACTGATATTGCAATTGCCGCATTTGATGGAATCACACATAGTGATTTTCCATATATAACTTTAGTAAGAAACCCTACTGGTGGAGATTTAATTTCGGATGCTACTGCTATTAGCATGAATCAAAACAGAAACTTTGGTTCAACAAATTCAGCAGTAGTTAATGTCTACAAAGGGAAAGTTGGAGGCACTATCACTGGTGGAAATGATATTGCTATTTTGCAAACAGGCAAAACAGGGAGATCATTATTCTCTATTGATTTCATCTTAACTAAAGGTACTTCATTGGGAGTTAAACTAACTGCAAACCGTTCAAGCGGAAGTGCTAATTACTATATAGCACTAATTGGGTACTTTAAAGATACGGAGGACGTATAATGATTATAAAAGATGGTAAAGGTACAGGCAAAACGGTTGAAGTAGATAATGAAAATAGACTCCATGTTCAAAGTGATACTAGATCATTTATTGCAGACATCTCTGATAAGTTCGGAGATGCTTATGTGTTTTCACATGGCGATTATCTAAGCATAACAACAACCAATACCGAGACAGGTATTCTTCATGTTAAGAATACAAGTTCAACAAAGAAGCTATATGTAGAGTCAATTAGAACTTGTGGTGACGTAATTAATAAATGGAAGCTATATAAGAGCTCCACTGGTGGAACGCTTATATCAGATCAAACTGCTGGTAATTCTCAAAATATGAATGTGACTTCTGGAAATACTGCTGATGTTACTGTCTACAAGGGTGCTGAAGGTAAGACTGTTACTGGTGGGAGCATGTTAGGTCATTTAATAAATGATGTAGGTCATTCTAATGAAAGGTTTGATGGAGCTTTAATTCTAGGAAGAAATGACTCTATTGAGTTATCAGTAGAGGTTCCAAGTGCTGGTGAAGTTTGTTGTAGAGTCATAGGATATTATGCTTAATACGAATATTATAGGCACAGAGAATGGAGTAGCGGCAAAGGTGACTGATAGAGGTCAACTTGTCGTAGCTACTATTGAATATTCTGAAGCCTATACTGTTTCGGCTACAGTAATTAATACGGCCTATAATTTTATAGGACCAAAAGCTGGAAAGAGATTTGTTATTACTGCAATTCTTTTAAATGCTGATAAATCTGTTTCTGCTACAAATGGAGCTGTAATAGTTATATATGAAGCAACAAGTGCAACATCAACTACAGCATCGAAAACAATTCTTTCTATCGAACTACTTAAACAAGTAAACAGAGACATTACAGGATTAAATCTTATTGTATCAGAAGGTGTTTGGCTTTCAATTAAGACAGACGATAATAACATTAATGCTACAATTTTAGGGTATTATATAGATACCTAAGGAGACAAATAAATGGCTGAATTACATTCAATTGAAGGTGTGGAAATTTTTGCTGTCGGTACTTTTAATGGTGATGAGTACACCGAGAAAGACTTAGATGCGATGATCGAAGCTTTTTCTAAAACATCTACCAGAATCAGACCAGCTCTTAAACTGGGACACACAGAAGATCAGAAGCTAATTCAAAATGATGGATTACCAGCAGCAGGGTTTATTAATAAGCTATATAGAAAAGGACAGAAGCTAGTAGCTGATTTTGTAGATATACCTAAGAAGATATTCGATTTAATTCAGAACAAAGCATACACAAGAGTTAGCTCGGAAATTTATTGGGGAATAGATATTGGCAATGGAGAGGTTTACGATAAGTTACTTTCAGGTGTAGCATTACTAGGGAGCGATATCCCTGCTGTATCTAGTCTGAGTGAAATACTTAGTCTTTATAGTTTGGACTATGAGTCAATAAAAAGCTATGCAAAAACTCAAACAGAGTTTAATATTAAAGAATATTCTATAGAAATTCCAAAAACAGATAAGGAGATCAATATGCAAGAAAAGCAAGAAGAGAAGGAAATTGTAGTAAAAAAAGACTACGAACTAGAAGAAAAACTAAAGAAGTATGAGAATGAGCTTAATGAGCTTAAAACTGAAAAAGAAAAACATGAAGAAGAACTAAAAGAATATAGAGCAAAGGCCGAGAAGCTTGAAAATGAGAAAAAAGAAGTTGAGGTTGAAAGATACCTTGATTCTCTAGAAGCTAAAGAGCTTTCAAGTGCTGGTATGAGACCATTTATTAAATCTCTACTTGGTGCTGAAAAGAAAGAATATTCTTTTGGTGAAGGTGAAAAAGAGAAAAAATATAACAATAAAATGGAAATTCTAGAGGAAGCCCTAAAACTTTTCTCTGCTAATACTAAA